AATGCGGAGGCGTCTTCGAGAGATTTGGTTTGAGCAAAACGTCGGCGGGCTTTTTCGATGGCTGCGCTTTCTACCCTGACGCCAGCATTCTTCGGACCGGGCTTGGCGAGTTTGGGCAGCTGCCTGACCTTGGCGGTGGCAGTCTTAGCCTTCTCTTGCTGTTGCCGGTAAAGCATGGATTCGCGTGCCATGACGAGGTGGCGATGGTCGTAGACGCTGTTCAGCTGCTCGGGCGTATATCCGAGCCCCTGGAGAAATCCAAAAACCTTGCGGCTCTCTTCATCGCTCCAGTCTGGAACAGCCTCCATTAACTTCTCGCGCTCGCCTTGCAGATAGGCGTCAAGGCTGGCTCTTTGCTCCTGCCTGCGCTTGTCATCCATCTCCTGATAGGCCGTTGAGCCTTGGTGCAGAAGCTGGTCGAATTGGCGCATCCGATCTTCAATCTGAAGTCGGACAACCGCATATTCGCCGGGGTTTTCAACTCGCAGGCGCTCAAGTTCAGCCGTATTGATTGGGCCTACAACGATGTTTCGCACTTCATTCATCACGCCCGCCAAAATCTGATGCTGCTTTTCAATTTCGGCGACGTGCTGCTGCTTCTCGGCTTCAAACTGGCGCTTCATTTCGGCGGCGCGCTGCATGTTCTGCCGCGACGCCTGCTCCAGTTGGTAGCCGGCCTTGAGATCCTTGAGACTGACTTGCTTCTGCTCGCCGTTAACGGTGACTGTCGCGGTTAGGTTGTCTTCGACATGCTCTAATGGCTGTCCAAGAGCCTCCGCGAGTTCACTTAACGTTTCGATAGAAGGGACTTCTTCAGGACTCGGTTCTTCGGGTTGGATTTCGGGTTCTTCGGGTTCTTCGCCGGGATCGATTACTTCGGCGGGTTCTTCAGGTTCGATCGCCGGGGACGGATCATTAGGGGTGTCTTCCGGCTCCTGTTGCTGCTGCATCTGCGCGTTAAGCTGTGCGGCAGCTTCATCAATGCTCATGCTCTGCGGCTGCTCGATCTGGTCAGACATATTCATCTCCAACGGAAATAAAAAAGCCCGCACTAGGCGGGCTTGGTGGATTCGTTAGTGGTCAGCGGACTTTGCGGAGTTCTTCTTTGTTCTCGCGGCTCTCGGCGAGGCGGCCAAGCTGGGCCTGTGTATCGAGCCACCTTTTGGCACCGATCAGGCTCTGCCAGCGCATAACGAGGGCGATAACTCGCTCTTTATCTGCGGCTGATTCAATTCGTGCACCGAGCAGATACTCCTTGATCTCTTTCTCCACCTCTTCGAAGGAGCGCGTATAAAGCTCGTCGGACAGGAGCCGTGCGGCATCAGCACCGATCTGCTGGGGAGTTTTGTTACGGCGAAATAGACTCATTGCCCTATTCCCGGCTGATTAAGGTCTGTGCTGTATTTCAGCTCGATATCTGCCCATTTCTGGTTGATCTGGGCCCATCCTTGCTGAATGTCTGCCATTGTTTTTGTTGCATCCAGATTCAGCTGCGCCTCTTTCTGGTCAAGGTCGCGCTGCTTCTGCTCGACAGCAGCCATATCTTTCTGAATCTGCAGCTGGTGGCGCTCGGCTTCGATCTGAACGCGCGCCCTATCATTCGCCACGGCCTCCTGCTGGGCCTTAACGGCTTCCATCTGCGCTTGCATCTGCGCTTGTAGCGCCTGCGCTTCAGGATCGGGGCCTTTTGGCGGGACTTGATCCGGCGGCGTGAAGAATTGCTCCGGCGACTTGAAGCCGAGGGCCTTAACCAGCTCGGACAGCGCGGCGAACACATTGTTGTTCTGCACCATGCCAGTCACTGCGGCCTGCTGCTGTACTTGGAGCAGGGACATGATCGCGGCCACAGTCTTTTCGCGGCTGTTGAAGCCAAGGCCCACCGAAACATCCACGTTCGGTCGCTCCGGCCAATCGCCCGGATTAACGCTTACCCACTTGCCGCGGATGCGGATGGTTTTGGGAATATCCATGTATTCCCGGAGTAAGCGATGGATCTTTAGCATCATCCACTTAATGCCTGTCTCAGCCATCAGGCGGGTAATCATTTCAATACGTTGGCTGGCGTTCTCCAGAGCGTTCATAAACGCGCCTGCGGTGCTTCCACGTAGGATTTCCGGATCAAGCGAAAGCTCGGGGGAAATGCCTGTACGGACCTTCTTGGTGTCGTTGAGGCTCTGTGTCAGAGGGATGAGCTGTTGAATAACGCTGTTGGGCTGCTCATCGATAATTTGCGACGGGTCGCGAACTGGGATGATTTCGTTGTTCACATCCTCCAGAGCATCGAGTGTCGTTCCGCCAGGAACGAGCGCGCCCGATCCGACGTATTTGCGCTGGATATTCAGCCGATATGCGTTATCGAGAATCTGACGAATCAACTGCGATGAAAGCCGCTGCAAGTCCTTCACGGACTCGGCCAGCGAGTAACCCACATGTCTGTGGGAATTGAGCATCGTCACCAGACTGACATATGGCTGCTCGTAATATTCCTCATTCTCGAAAATCTCATCGTGGATCAGAACGATCTTGCGCTGTTCTGCAATGCCATCGCCATCGAAGTCCACCATCGCAATGATTTCGCGGACCCAGAACTGTTCCATTCCCGGCGCATCGTCTTCGCCTGTATTTTCGTCCGAATAGAACAGTCGGTTAACACTCTCGCTACCCCAATCCTTTTTGCTGCCATCTCCGCAGCCTAGCTCCTCAAGACGTTTTTTGTCGTAGCCATTCTGGATCAGCCATGTTTTTGAGCGCTTTTCCTCATGGCAGATGAATGGACAGCCATCAAGGCTAAGCGAAGTCCATTCGTTGTCGATTCTCAGCTTTTCAGGTTCGACAGCATCAATGCAAAGCTTTGGGCGAGTCTCGACGCGTTTCCCTTTGACGTCAAAAACCTCAATCTGGCCGAGCTCGGTGTCCTCGATACGAGATGAAGCTTCCAGAAACTCGAAGCCCTCTATCTGGTCAAGCTCCACAAGCCCCGTCGCATCGATTCCTCGGTAAGTCTCGGTCTTGACGCTTTTGCTTTCATCCATGTACACCTTAAGGTAAGCGTTCGGGTACATGAGAGCGTCTTTTATGCCCTCATACAGCACCACAAAGCCGTTCGTCTCATTGAAGATGAAGTGATTTACAACATCCGTTTCCTGCTCTGCTTCGCCTTCATCCCCAGGCCCCATCGGCGCAAAAGATACGACCTGATCGCCGCTGGTGAACGCGCGCATGATCGAAGGCAACGCCCATTCAATGGCTTCGAATACTTCACGGGTTACGAACTGCGAATGATTTTCGCGCTCGTCACCATATTTTTTCCCATAGTAATAGTTGTAGTTATCTTCACGGATCGTACTGATCTCATTTCCGTCATCGTTCAGAGTGCCGCCGAGCTTTCCGCCGATCCAGCTGATCAGCTCGTCTTCACTCATCGGTGTATCAGCCATTAAACGACCCATTTTCTGTTGACGGACTTACGTTTGATTTCGCGACGGAATTGGCCCGGCGACCTTTCTGGTTCTGGCATATATCGATCGCCCCAGCCGTCAGTTGGTTGATAGGTGATTGCCATCAGGCCAGTCATGTCGGAGCCGTGCGAGGACCAATCATGTTCCGGCCCTAGGCCGATGCCGCGGATTTCGTCGCGCTTCTCGTGATACCATCCCAGCGCAGAAAGGAGGCCGCCACAGCCCATTTCATCGAACCAGATAGATGGAAAAATGCGTCGCAACGCCTCAATACGAGCTTTAGCAGCGCCACGACCTTGATTCGGGACTACGGTAACGGTGTAGCCGGCCTGTTCGAGGGCCGATCGATAAGAAACGTCGTAGACTTTGTCGTGCGTATCGCCGTCGTGCGGGAGCCAGATTTGCGCCTTATCAGGCGTGTATCCCTGCTCACGCAACCAAGCAAGATGTGCGGCGAGCGGTTGACCGACCGCTTCGTAATATTTCAGTGCACGAATTTCGCGACCGATGAACTGGAATGCGCCGATGGTTAGCGCATCTGCCTTTGCGCCAGTCCCGCCGATATCGAAGAAAAGCCGAATGGTCATCAGCGGATCAGCTGCGACCTTGCCAATCCGACCCTCTAAGCGTGCCTCGGCGAGATGCTTCGCAAAGTAAGCCCCTGCCGCGACAGTGACATATCCGCCTTCCCAGATATGATCGTACTGGTCAGGCTGCATGCGCAGGCAGTCTTGGCGCTCGAGCTCCAGTTCATTGGTGAAGTACGGGTTGTCGCGCCAGTTTGCCTCTACGACGATGGCCCCAGTAGGCTTTTGTTCGCCACGCAACATCACATCGACTGGATCAGTCGCAAATCGCGGGTTCCAGCTGAACCATAATTCGGAACCTGAAGCGCGAATCGTCGGACGAAGCAAATTCAGCGAATGGCTTGTCGCCCCGTGCGCCTCTTCCCACCATGCGCGCTTGAATCCCTCTAACGATTTGATCGAGTCGGCGGTGTAGTCATTCATCCCCTTGAAGATCATCAGCCCATCACCGGGGAGCTGAATCACATCACGGAAGACTTTAAATCCGTCCGACTCGCCAAGGCCGAAGGAGCGCAGCTTTGATTCGATCAGCAGCTTCGAGGACTGCGCCAAATCCTTTTGGACTTCACGGATGCAGACAGCGCGCAGACCTTCGCCATAATCTCCCGGCTCGCGCATCGCATCTTCAATGAGCAGCTCAGCGAAGAAGTGCGATTTCCCCGAACCTCGCCCACCGTATGCACCTTTATAGCGTGCAGGCTCTAGCAGCGGCTCAAAAACCTCTGCCGTTTCGATGGTGAGTGCAAACATTGGACTTAGAGGTTTGCCTTACGCAG